TTCTGACCCAGGTAGAGTAACATTCCATCTACGTTGGATGAAATCGATGAAGTCAGGAATCATGTATATTGTTTTCGAGCAAATTAGCATAAGGTCCATTGGGAGACCGCTCAGTTCATCTTCTTGTAAGAAGATGCGCTTAGCGAACTCTCCATGAACTTTACCTTTATTTGACCAGAAACCTTTACTCATGTTCACTTCTACACCGATCTCTTTCATACGTTTAATGTATGCTAATGCAACCTGCTCATCCATGATAGCGATATCATCGCCCAGGATTTCATAATTTTCATAGTGAGGATCTCCCGCACACCATCTCACGAAGAGGTGATGTGTAAGAGTGAATGCGGCCCACGAAGATAACGCTCCAAGAGGTTGTCCTCGTCCCCAACGAATAGATCTGCCTTTAAAGAAGAAATCTCTTTTGGCTATTACTGCCTCCCACAGATCACCTATCTCTGCTCCAAATATAGCTTTAATGACTATAACTTGTAGTAGGATCGGGAATCTGTCGGTTGCAGAAGATAAGTCTAAAGAGAAACACTTACCAGAGAGATTGGCCAGGCGCATTGCGCGCTTGAACCCATCTTCCTGATTGTAAGTTGCATCCGATCTTATTTGTGATAACTGCTTCATTAATCTGGTGTGAATCCATTGTAAGGCTGATTGAGACCAATAGTCGATGATGGCAATGTTCCTTGTCTTACCCCCTCCCTCCGAAAGTTGAGAAACTTTCGAGTGGATGGAGATAGGCAGTGGACCTTTGCCCTCAGCTTCTTTGGCATACTCAATAAACCTATCCAATGATTCCCCGATTGATGTAGCGGTAATCGCCAGTAAGGCTCTGATGCTCTTTCTTAAAGTCTCGTCTTTCATAAGGGCGATGACGTCCTGATGGACTGTTTTCAGCATGGGACCATTCGGTCCTCCCGATGAAGTCATGTAACCTAGGTCTTGTATACGCTCCTTTGGATCTGGTTTGATCTTTGTGACTAAGAAGGCTGGAGCTTTTGAGACGAATGTTTTGAAAGACTCTACTAAATCTCTGTCAAGCTCTGGACCGCCCTCAGTGATGGTAGAAATATCATCTGCTGGGGGTAGTCTCAGGAGCTTGAAGATGTTTAGTAGGGTTAGACCAAGGCGTTTGTCCCATTTGTTACCAGTCAGGAAAAC